TGCGGGGTGGGCTTGCGCTCCCATTCCGGCGAGCCGCCGAACGCGACCGGCTGGTCGCCGGGCGTGGACAGCACGATCAGGTCCGCGGTGACGCGGTCGCGCGGCGGGCTGGCGTTCGCGCCCTCCCCTACGCCCTTCTCGTTGCCGGGGGCGCCGGCCGCGGTGAACTCGCGGGGGCTGTAGGCCACCAGGCACCCGACCAGGTCACGCGGCCTGGGCGCCGGGTCCGGCGCGCCTGGGGCGGCCGGGCTGCTGAACGGGTTGGACTGGGTCATCATGAGAGCTTCCTTCTCGTCTGTGTGTTCGATGTGCGTTCGACGCTACTTGAGACCTAGTGACACGTCAAGTGGTTGGCGATCAGCGCCCGCCACCGCCCTTTTTGTCGCCGCTCTGGCCGCTCTTGCGTTCGCGCTCCATGTCCTGACGCGTCTTCTCGTCCTCGCGTGCGTGCTCCGGGTCGTACCCGTCGCCACCTTTTTTGGTCATCTCTGTTCCTCTCTCCATCCCGACCCGCCGCAGCCGCCGCAGGTCACCCGGCGTCGGCCGCCGGTGCAGTTGATGCATCCCCGGCCGTGGCACGGGCAGGGGATGGACACGGTGCCCGTCCCGGAGCAGTTCGCGCATTTGACCTGAGCCATGGCCTTACCGCCCCCAGGGGAGGTTGAGCCCGTCGTCAGGGCGGCGCGGGACGAGGTGGATGTGCAGGTGCTCGACGGTCTGCGTGGCCGCCGGCCCCATCGACGTGATGACGTTCCAGTCGCCCCGGTCGGACAGGCCGCGCACGTAGCTGGCAGCCGTCTCGGCCAGCGACCCGAAGAGTCTCGGGTCCTGAGCGAAGCTGGCGACGTGGCGTCCGGACACGACGATCAGATGGCCCGGGGTGACCGGGTCAAGCGGTTCCAGGATCATGTCGTAACGACTGACCCACACGATCCGCGTCGTGGCCACGCTCAGGTCGGCGAAGATGGCGCAGAACGGACAGCCGCTCACTTCTTGATCCACGGGAGGCGGACGGCCGTGTGGCCGCGGGTCACGCTCGCGTCCCGGTAGCCCGGCTCGACCAGGCCGGCGGCCACCATCGCGTCGATCAGGTTGAGGTAGGTCTCCCAGGTCATCGGGCGCTCGATGAACAGATGGAAGTGTCCGGGAGTGCTGGACGGCAGCAGGGTGGCCGGCAGGTCCAGGTCCAGCACCACGTTGTGCATGTGCCCCGGCGGGTCGAACGGCGTGGACCGGACCACGGACGTGATCACGTTGGTGGCGTCGGAGAGCTCGGCGGTCAGCGACCGCTCGGTCTCGTAGTCCTTGAAATCGGCCACGGCGTACATCTGGTGGGACAGCGGCAGGTCGCTCATGCGCTCGCGCCATCTCGAATCGACTGGGCCGGGCAGAAGTCGACGGACCCGCAGGACGAGCACATGTTGTCCACGTGCGGGGCGAAGACGGCGTGCTTCATCGCCCGCTGCGCCGCCTGGTAGCGATAGTCGATCTCGTCCTGGCCGGCCTTGGCGGGCAGCGGGACGGGTGGGGTGTAGGTGCCCAGGCGGGCCCGGTAGTAGCGGCCCACGATCGGCAGGCCGAAGTTGGACGGCAGGTGCTTGCGCAGCACATCGCCGTACTCGACCAGCTGGAAATGATCGACGGGCAGGGACTTGCCGGCCTTGATGTCGACCACTTCGAGCGCGGCCGTCGGGTACTCGTCGGTGGTCGAGAGCCAGGCCACGTCGATGCGGCCCTCCATCGTGATCGCGCTCGAGCCGGCGTTGACCGTGAACGGCAACTCCAGCACCGGGACGCGGGTGTCGCTGGGCAGCGCCGGGACCTGCAGCAGGGTGTGCCGCGAGCGCCAGGCGGTGTCGTGGACGGCCAGGTACTTCTTGACCATGTCGAGGCCCTGGACGCGCCACCAGTCGTAGTTCTCCAGGCCCTTGTTGGCTACGTGCCAGGTCGAGGCGTTGGCGTAGGGCGTGCCGATCAGGGACGCGCTGGTCTCGCTGACCTGCAGGGTGAGGGCCTCCTCCCAGAACTCCTCCCAGTTCGGCGTCTGGGCGGCCGTGGCCGGATCGGCGCCGCCGATGCTGATGGACACCCGCTCGATCGCCTCGACCGCGGCGTGCAGCGCGTTGCCGCCGATCAGCGACCAGGACGGGCGCCGCGGGCCGAGGTGACCGGCCTTGGACGCGTCGGACAGCAGGGCGGACAGGCCGCACTTGGACAGCGACTCGACGTAGGAGTGCGACAGGTGCGGACGGGGGACCGGGTAGGTGGCGGCGACCAGCGGGCCCAGCTCGCCGAACGTCAGTCGCTTGACCGGGGCGCGGTTTCGGTTCGTGCCGGGGGCGGCGGGCGAGGTGAACGGGTTGTCGACGGCCGGCGTGGGCTGCACGGGCTGGTCCTTCGGGGTGGGGTCGTAGGTGTCGGTCGCGCCGGACAGGTAGTCCAGGGTCGCGTCTCCGGTGATGACCGGGCCGCGCTTCGTGCCCGGGACGAGTTCGGCGAGCCGCTCCGAGGCCGCCTGGCCGACGGCCGCGCTGCACAACGTGCAGATGATCACTCCGGACTTGAGCGTCGAGCGCTGGGGCTCAGGGTGCGAGCAGGCCTCCCGCATCGCGTCGAACGCGGCCGCAGTCTCTGCCTCCGCGTGTGCGGCAGCGTTCTCAAGGAAAGCGGAGTCCTGATCTTCGCGACGAATGGTCGCCTCGGGCACGCCATCCGTCGCCGCGCGCAGGGCCACGCTCTCCTCGTACGTCATCACCGGCTCGACGGGCACCGCGGCGAGGGACTGGGCGAAGCCGACCAGTCGCGCCGCCGCCTGGGTGAGCTGGTCGGCCGTGGACTTCCACCCGCGCCGCTTGGCCGTCGCGAAGTACTCGGCGTCCTCGCGCCAGACCTGCGCCAACTCCAGCATGGCGGCCTGGATGAATACCGGGTCGACGGTCACGCCGAGCGAGATGGTGGCCTCGATGACCCGGGCGCGGGCGGCGGCCTGGCGGTCGCGGACCTCGTCCGCCGCGGTGTCTGTGGTTGATGTCGTCACGCTGAGGGACGCTAGCGGCTGACCTAGTGACATGTCAAGTGGCGAGGTGAGGTAGCGCCAGGCCTGGGCGAGCTGCGGGGGGCAGACACCGTTGCCGATCGCCTTGAGCGCGGCGGAGCGCGGCAGGGCGTCGGTGACATGGCCGGCCGGGATGCACATCAGCCACTCGGCGAACGCCGGCGCCAGGCGGGGAGCGCCGTTGCGGTTGGGCTCGGTCGGCGCGGGTGGCGGGCCGAAGACAGCGGCGTGACGGATTACGGCGGCGGCGAACCGGCCCCAGTGCTCGGGCTGAACGACGACGGTGCGCAGGTTCAGGCCGCCCTGAGCCGCGTACCCAGCGCTGGGCGTGGGCAGTAGTGCCAGTTCCGCGGCGAGGGGGATGCCGTTGCTCCGGCGGTGTTCGGCCCAGTGGGCGGCATCCCCCTCGCCGCGGCCGTCGCCATCGCGCGCGGCCGGGCTGGGGAGCAGGGCACCGACGATCACGGCGAAGTCGCCCAGCGTTACGCCGGTACTGCTGGGCCTCGCATCCGGCGACCGGCCTGCGGTCAGGTTGCGAGAGTCGCGGGCATCCGTGGCCGTGGCCGTGGGTACCGCGATCTGACCACCGTTGGCGCCGCGCCGGGCGCCGCACTCCTGGACGTCGAGACGCCGGGCCTGCGGGGCTCGGCCAGCGTGGCCCGCCTGAGCTAGCGCGAACACACGGTGGCGGTGGTGGGCGGCACCGACCGCGCAGGCGCCCAGGGTAAGCCATCGTACGTCGTAGCCGAGGCTGGTCAAGTCGGCCAGGATGTAGCGCCAGATCTCGCCTTTGCGCATGGAGATCAGGTTGCGTACGTTCTCCAGCAGGACGCGGGGCGGTCGCAGGGCGGCGACGGCGCGGTGGACCTCGGGCCAGAGCCAGCGCGGGTCGGCCTCGGCCAGCTGCGCGCCGGCCGCGCTCACGGGTTGACAAGGGAAGCCTGCCGTGAGCAGGTCGACCGGCTCGACCGTGGACCAGTCGACGGTGGTGATGTCGCCGAGGTTGGGCACGCCGGCCGGGTGCAGGACGTCGAGGGCCCGGTCGAACTCGGCCAGCCAGCGCAGGTCGACGTCTTCGCCGGCCAGCCGCAGTCCCATCGAGATCCCGCCATAGCCGGCGCAGAGCTCGCCGACCTTCACCCGCGTTCCAGCGGCTCGTTGGGAATGGGGGTGAGGTGGCGCGGGTCGTCGACGAAGCCCCAGCACTCCCGGCACTGGGTCGGCCACGCTACCGGCGGGCGGCCGCGGTCGATGCCCGGGTCGGGGACCAGTGGTGCCCGACGTGGGCGGTAGGCGTGCAGGCGCCACGGGAACCAGGGCTGGGCGGCCGGGTCGGGGGCGGGGGTGCGTGAGCGGCCGTCGTGGCGGGCTGGGCGGATCAGTGTCGACGGCATAGACGGCGACGGTAGTTGACCACCTAGTGACACGTCAAGTAGCGTCACCGCATGGTCAGAACAGTTCCGTTGCCCGTGCCCGATGAGGTGACGCGGCCCTCCCGCGGCGTCGCCCGCTTCACCTCGCAGCTCGTCGCGCTCTGCGTGCCCGACCGTAAGGTCCGCGTCATGGCCCTCGCTGAGCGGTACGGCATCAGCCAGGCCTCGGTGATGCGTGCCGTCATCGACGCCGGCCTTCCCCTGCTCGAACGTCGCCTGGATGAGGGGAAGCTGGACCCGACGACCTTGGCCTGAGCGGCGTAGCCTCGCCCTACACCAGAAGCACATGACGAAGCCCGGCGGCCGTGGTGGCTGCGCCGGGCTCGACGTCGTCAACAGAAAGGTCCGAACTTTCCGTGACGAACCACAACGATACGGTATTGATGGCCACGGCGTACGTTCGGCGTGGCTGGGCTGTCGTGCCCGTACGCGCCGGGGCGAAAAAGCCCATCGAGTACGAGTGGCCGACCCTCGGCCGGCGTACCGCCGCCGAGGTCCAGGCCGCCTGGACGCTCTACCCCGATGCGAACGTGGGGATCCTGACCGGGCTGGTGTCCGGGATGTGGGTCCTCGACGTCGACCCGCAGAACGGCGGCATGACCGCCCTGGCCGGCCTGGTGGCCGCGTACGGGCAGCTGCCCGAGACCTACGTCGTCAGAACACCCTCGGGCGGGCTGCACTACTACTTCCTGCTGCCCGAGGACTTCGAGCCGCGCAACGCCCAGCACGGCCGGCGGGCCGGCCGGCTGCCGGTGGGGATCGACGTGCGGGGCCGGGGCGGCCAGGTCGTCGCGCCACCCAGCACGCGCCCCGAGGGTGCATACAGCGTCGTGGCCGACTTCCCGCTGTCCCCGGCGCCGGAGTGGCTCCTGGAGCTGGTGCGACCGCCGGAGCCACCACCGCGACCCGAGCCGTTGCCAGATGGCGCCAGCGTCCTGGCTGCGTCGAGCGTGAATCACCTGTGGGACGGCTGGATCCAGAAGGTGTTTGCCGAGGAGTTGGAACGCCTGGCGCGCGCGCCGGAGGGGGCGCGAGACGACGTGGCCTTTGGTGTGGCCATTCGCCTGGTGGAGATCTGCAACTCCACCTGGAACATTGTCGAGCTTGACGACGCCTATCCGCACTTCATGAACGCGGCGGCCATCGCCAGCGGAAACGGATCGGCGCCCTATACCCAGTCCGAGGCTGACCAGAAATGGCGCAACGCGATCCGGCGCAAAGCCGGCCTCGGAGTGCCACCGCCGCCACCGTTGAACAACACGGGGACTGCGGTGAGCGGGTGGGAGTTGCCGGCCGCACTGCCTCCGCGCTCCGAGGTGAAGTCCGATTTTGATCAGGCCGGGGAAGCCCCGGCCAACCCCTTCTCCCCTCCCGGGGGTATGCAGACATCGAACGATGTTGCTGCCCCGTTGATCAACGAATCCGCTGAGCAGCCAAAAGTCCTTTCCCCGTGGGAGCAACTGGTCGCCAACGAGGGGGCCAAGCTGCTCCTGCGCGAGGACGCTGCGGCGTGGGCCAGGGAGTACCGCGACGCCCGGTATCCGATTCGGATCATGAGTCGTGAAGACCTGCTGTTGATGCCCAGGTCCCAGCCGTTGATCGCCGGCTGGCTTGGACGCGGGCAGACAGCCCGCCTCTACGGACCGCCCGGCGCGGGCAAGTCCTTCGCCGCGATCGAGATGGCGGCCTGTATCGCGCAGGGTCGACCCTGGCATGGATATCCCACACACCAGGGCGAGGTCATTTACTTCGCCGTCGAGGACTGCGAAGGGGTGGCGCTACGGCTGCGGGCCTGGGAAATGCACCAGCAGACGCAGCACCGGGTTCACGTCGTGTCTACGCCGATCCAGATGAACGTGGCCACAGTGCACCGGGTGCTGGCCGCGGTGCGGGCTTATTTCGACCGGCGACCGGTGGCTCTGATCGTTCTTGACACCCAGGCCATGGTGACCATCGGAATGGACGAGAACAGCGCCCAGGATATGGGCATCTTCATCGAGTCCGTGAAATTGCTGGCGAGTGAGACCGGGGCCACCGTACTGACGGTGCACCACTCCGGCGTGAAAGGCGGCCGGGCCCGTGGGTCCACGTCGGTGCGCGGAGCAATGGATGTGGAGATAGAAGCGAGCATGGCCGGCATTGCCTGCACGATGTCATCGACCAAACAGAAGAATGTCGGAGCTCCCTCGGCGATTATGGCCAACCTGAACGTGGTGGACGTCGGGGAGGTCAACGAGCTGGGCACGGCCATCACCTCGTGCGTGCTCCTGGCCCCCCAGGACGGCGGCAGTGGTCCGTTCACCTCGCCGGCCGGACCACTGCTCTCGGCGCGGGAACGACGGGCTCTGGCTATCGCCACGGCCCTCGTGGAGACCGCGGCGACCGGCGAGACGTACACGCGGCTGCGGATCCGGGCGGCCGACATGACGGACTTCGGGCAGACAGCAGGCACCGTGACGGCGAACTTCTCCAAGGCGTGGGCCTACCTGGTGGAGCGGGGGCGCATCGCGAAGGCGCAGGGGCGCGAGGCGTTCTACTTCATCGAGGTCGAGGGGCTGGACAGGCTCGCGGCCAACCCGTTCAAAAAGGTACAAGGTGGACCGGAAGTCTATCTTGGCGAAGGTGTCGAAGAGTAGTCGCTTCGTCACGCAAGTAGACTTTTTCGTTAACGATCTTGGTTAACCTGATCTTGATTAACCAAGATCACGCGTTAACGTTAATGAATCTTGGACCCTGGCGTTAACGTGCTGGTCAGAGCGTTAACGCACTAATTAACAGATCTTGACAACCGTCGGTCTGAGACCGCGTTAACGCGCCCCCCGCTCTTAAGGGGGCGCAAGCGTTAACGGCGTTAATGGATCTTGGCAAGAAAGGGCTGAGAGCGTGGAGACGAGGATGTGGTTCGCGGCGAGGTCTCCGACGTGGATTTCGTACCCCTGTCGGTGCCATGAGCGTCCCCGCGACTGCGGCAAGGATGAGCCCTGGGGCTGCCCGTGCTGGGGGCGCCGGGACCTGGCGTCGGTGCCGGCCGACTGCTGCGCCCGGCGGAACGGGAGGGCCATCGCCGAGATTCAGCGGGAGGCTCAGCGACTACTTGACGTGTCACTAGGTCAACGGCTAGCGTCGTAGCCATGGGAGACGTTAAGCGGGGGGCGATCGAGACGGAGTACGCAGGCTGCCGGTTCCGGTCGCGGCTCGAGGCACGATGGGCGGTGTTCTTCGACGCGTTGCACATTTCCTGGGAATACGAGCCTGAGGGTTTCAACGTTAACTATCGCCTGAGTAACAAAGATGGATCATTTCGATATCTGCCTGACTTCCGATTGCCTGATCTCAAATTGTGGGTGGAGGTCAAAGGTCTCTGGACTGACGAGGAATGCCTTCGGTTTCTCGATGCGACGGCCTCAATGGTTTCGAGAGGCGACTTTCTGATCTGCGGTCCGTTCGTTGGTCATGCGCAGAACTGGCCATGGCATCTGAGTTTCCATAAGGGCGACGTCTATATGTCCACCTGGATGGGTACCGACGAGCCCGAGATCATCGCCACTGACTTCGGTGGCGACTTGGTCAACGTAACGGACGGCAAGCTCCATGGTCCTGGAATCCGCGACGTGCTCCTGCGTGGCGCACAGGACGTGCGGTTGCCCCCGACCTACCGAAACGCCTTGTTTGCGGCTCAGGGCGCCCGATTCGAGCACGGCGAGTCCGGTGCGGCATGACCGGCTTCCGCCCGGTCATGCCGCCGATGCCGCCTGGGTTCCGGTCATGAGCGAGATCCTGGACGCCGAGATGACCGCGGCCCTGCGCGTGCTTGCCCTGGCCCGCTACCGGGTAGGCCAGCAGACCGCGACCTACGGCGCCGTTGATCGCGATGTGGCGCGCCGGCTGACCCGGGCCCTGGCGCAGGTGCGCAACCTCGAGACGCGGGCCGCCACGGCCCTGCTGGCGGCGTGAGATGACCACACCCGGCGGCCCTGTGAATCCAACGCCTGTCGACTGGCTGAAGATCGGTTTGCGGTTCCAGGAGGCGACGGTGCACTACACGCATCACGCCGAGGTCACCCTGTACGGCGACGAGTTCTACGCGGCGGTGGCCAAGCGCGCGCTGGGTGGCCAGCAGTCTGAGCGGCTCACCTACGAGACCGTGTCGAAGCAACTGGGGCTGACCACGGTGGCCGAGGCCGACTGGCTCCGGGATAGCCACGTGGTTATGGATCGGCTGCGGGCCGAGCAGGCCGAGGAGCAGGTCAAGGAGCTGCGCGCGGAGGTTCGTCGCGTGCGGCGCGACGCGGCCCGCGACCTGGTGAAGTACCTGCGGGAGTGGGTCAATGAACGGCGCATCCCGGCGAAGACGCGCCGTGAGGGCTTCCTCATGGCCGCCGACCAGATCGACCCGGACATTGCCCGCGACCGGTACGGCGACGTCGTGCGGGGTGCGTAGGTGGACTCGCTGGTGATCGGCACGGCGGCGGAGTGCGACCTGCGCGTGGACGACGAGACCGTCGGCGCGCGGCACTGTCGCGTCGTACGTCATGACGACGGCACGCTCTGGGTGGCCGACCTCGGCTCGACTGGCGGCACGTGGCTGAGCTCGTCGATGCTGGCGGCCATGGCGTCGGTGTTCGGGCTGAGCATGCGCATGCGCGACGAGTTGCGGGTGCGGGGCACGGCGGAGCGCTGGCTGCCGGGGCAAACGCTGTGGGTCGGGCGGCGGTGCGGGCTGGAGCTTGACCGGCGTGGCTGGGTGCGGGCGGTGTCGCGGTGAGTCAACTGCTCGCGCTTCGTGACTACCAGCGCGACGGGGTGGAGGCGGTCTTCGCGGCGCTGGGGCGCGGGATGCGCCGGCCGGCGGTGGTCTGGCCGACCGGGGCGGGCAAGACGGTCGGCTTCGCGCATATCGGGCAGCGGTACCTGGCGCAGCACCCGGGTAAGCGCGTCCTGGCGCTGGCGCACACGACTGAGCTGGTCGACCAGATGATCTCCAAGTTCCGGTCGGTGGCGCCCGGCATCCGGGTCGGCCGGGTCCAGGCCTCGACGAACGAGACCCTGGCCAAGATCGTGTGCGCGTCGGTACAGACGCTGCGCAGCGAGAACCGGCGTCGGATGATTCGCGACGTCGGGCTGATCATTGTGGACGAGTGTCACCACGCCGTTGCCAGCACGTACCTGCAGATCCTGGAGCACTACGGGGCGCTGGGCCCGATGCGGCCAGACTCGGCGGTCGCGGTCGGCTTCACCGCGACGATGATGCGCGGTGACGACCTGGCCCTGGGCGAGGTGTGGCAGGACATCGTCCACCAGGTCTCGATCAGCGAGATGATCGCTGCGGGTTTCCTGGTCCGGCCGCGGGGGCTGCACATCGAGGTCGACGACCTCGACCTGTCCGCGGTGCGGGTCTCGCGCGGCGACTACCACGAGGGCCAGCTGGGGGCGGCCATCGAGGAGTCCCTGGCCCCGCAGGCCATCGCGAAGGCGGTCGCTGAGCACGCCCCGGACCGCAAGCTGATCCTGTTCGCGCCCACGGTCTCCTCGGCCGGGGTCATCGCGGACGCCCTGAGCGCCTCTGGGCGTCCTACGGGGCTCATCCACGGCGGTATGGCACCCGCGGCCCGTAAGGCCGTCCTGGACGCGTACAGGGCGCGGGAGACCCCCGTCCTGGCCAACTGCCAGATCGCCACCGAGGGCTTCGACGACCCGGAGACCGACGGGATCGTCGTGGCTCGCCCGACGCGTTCGCCCGTTTTGTACCGACAGATGGTGGGACGCGGGCTCCGCCCGTGGCCCGGCAAAGCGGACTGCTTGGTGCTCGACGTGGTGGGCGCGACGAAGGCGCACTCGCTGGTGTCCGGGGTGGAACTGTTCGGCGAGAAACCGGAGATCGCTGAGCGTGTCGAGCGCGAAACGCCGGACGAACTGGACATTGGCCTTGAAGATCCAGAGGAATTGGCTCCCGGCCAGCAGGACGCCCGGCGCGCGCTGCTGGAGGGTCGCGACGGCCCGCTGGTCGCCACCGAGGTGGACCTGTTCGCCGGCTCGTCGATGGCGTGGTTGCGGACCCGGGCCGGGGTGTTCTTCATCGAGGCCGGCGAGCGGTACCTGGCCATCCTGCCGGGAAGGCCGACGCGCGCCGCGGACTGGCTCGGTCACTTCGCGGGGGAGCGGGTGTTCTGCGGCTTCGACGTGATCGCCGTGCCCAAGCGCGGGGCGCTGACGCGGGTCGAGGTGGTGTCGGGGGTGGCCGACCTGGCGTACGCGATGGCGTGGGCCGAGGGCGCGGTGACGCCGGCCGAGAAGACGACGGCGACGAAGGAGCGGGCGTGGCGCGCCAGGCCGCCGACGGACAAGCTACGGGCGCTGGCGGAGCGGCTGCACGTCTTCGTCCCGCCGGGCGCGAGGATGGGCGAGGTGTCGTCGATGGTGTCGCTGGTGCTGGCGTCGCGTCGCATCGACCCGCTGGTGTTGACCAATTGACGTGTCACTAGGTTGCGGATAGGCTCGACGGCATGGGAGCTCTTGAGGTGAATCGGCGGGCGCTACGACGTCAGTGGCCGTGGTTGATCACGTACTGGTGCGGAATCATCATGATCGGCGCGTGCCTGATGGCGCTGGGCGGGATGGCCGCGCGGTGAGCATCCAGGGCATCGAGGTGCTGAACTTCTGGGTGCCCGGCCCGCCGAAGACCAAGGGCTCTCTGACCGCCCGCGCCCCGCGCTGCCACTGCTGTCCGGCGTGCCGCGGGTACGTCGGACAGCCGCAGCTGCGGGACTCGGTGAGCTCGGGGCGCTGGCGCAAGCTGGTGGCCTACCAGGCCACCGCGGCGAAGGTGTTCCAGTGGACTCAGGTCAAGCCCGCTTTTCCTCTCGCTGGCCCGGTCGCGGTCGACTTGACCTTCGGTCTGTTGGGCGATCCGGTGGCGACCGGGGCCGGCGACCTGGACAAGCTCTACCGCAACGTCCTGGACGCGCTGACCGACGCTGGGGTGTACGAGGACGACGTGCAGGTGGTGCGGCTGTCCGGGTCCAAGTCCGAGGACGAGCCGGGCGTCCGGGTGCGGGTCGTGATCTGAATTGGACGCCGCCGGCTGGTTGGCGCACTGGGCGGACGCCGAGGCGCGCTACCTGGCCGAGCGCGACGAGCGGTACCGGCGCATCGGGGCGCTGCGAAACTTGGATTCGGCGGGGGCGAATCCAAGTTCTGGGCCGGTGGTGTTGGAGCCGGCGCACGAAGCTGAATTGGATTTATGTCCTGTGGCTGCTTGCCGGCGGGTGGCCGCAGCGGCGGGGGCCTGCGGCTGGACGGTGCGGCTGACGCGGGCGGTGGCGGCGGTACCACGGGTCGGGGTGCTGGAGTCGTGGGCGGTGCGGTGCGCGCGGGGCAGTGACGAGCGGCTGTGGGCCTGCTGGTGGAACGGGGCGTTCAACGCGGCGCAGTACTGGCGGGTTGGGGCGCCGGCCGTCGAGATCCTCGGTGGCGATCGCATGGGCACCTGGGCGGTCGGGCCGACCCCGGTGGAGTCGATGACCGTGGCTCAGATCAAGTCGCTGGCCATTGACCGGGGCATCAAGATCCCGTCCAAGTTCAACAAGGACGCGGTGATTGAGCATGTCAAGGCGCACGGGCTGGCGTCCGCGCCGGCCCCGCGACCGCTGCGCGGTGTCCTGGACGCGATCGAGGGCCTACAGTTGACACGTCACTAGGTCCGAGGGGAGCATGACGACATGATCGAGGCCAGTGGCGGTTGGTGTGCGCCGAGCGACTTCATCGTGAGCGAGCTTCCGACGTCGAACAACGTCCTCGACCTGCCGACCTTTGGCGTCGAGCGCGGTGGCATCGACTTCAACAACCCGCGCCCCGCCGCTGTCCGCTCGACCTGCGATGGCCCGCATTCGTGGGAGCGCGAGACATCGGGAGGCCAGTGCACCTGCGCGCACTGCGGCGGTGAGCAACACGTCCTCGAATGTGTGCGCTGCGGCGAGCGCTTGGACGACTCAGCGCCGGAGTTCGCGGAACTGTGGGCGTCGGCTCCATGGTGGTACGACGAATGACGCTCGTAGAAGATCGGGATGTAGCGGTATGAGCACAGAGATGCTGATACGTCCCATTCGGGGGGCCTCCCCGTTCTGCGGCGGGCTGGCCAAGTCCACCGGCAAGCCCTGTCGCCGGCCAGCCGGCCACGACACCGGCCACCCGGGCATCGGGCGCTGCAAGCTGCACGGCGGGGCGACGCCGACGCACCAGGCCGCGGCCAACATCGCGATGGCCCGCGACACCGCCCAGCTGTTCGCCGTGCCGCGCGAGGTGCATCCGATCGAAGGCATGCTCGAGGAGTACTACCGCACCGCCGGCATGGTCGACTCCTACGAGGCCATGTGCGCCGGCCTGCTCCCGGCCGAGGTCGTCGAGGGCGTCATCAGCGTCGAGGAGACCGAGGGCAAGCCGGCCAGTGACGGCGGCGAGGAGTCGCTCAGTCCCGGCCAGCGCAAGGTGAAGCGCGGCGCGTCGGTCAACGTCTGGGTCAAGCTCTACAACGAGGAACGGGAGCGGTTCGCCAAGCTTGGCGAGGCGCTGTTGCGCCTCGACCTGGACTCGCGCAAGGTCGAGCTGGCCCAGAGTCACGTGGCCGCCATCGTGGCCATCCTGCTCAGCCCGGACCTGGCCCTGTCCGACGACCAGCGACGGGCGGCGGCGCGCATCATGCGCACCATGGACCGGGCGGCGATCGAGGGGAGCGTGGCGTGATGGGGCGTGGGCAGACGACCGACGAGTTCAAGACCGCGCAGGGGCCGCTCTGGTACTACGCGGGCGGCTTGCCGGGTGATCCGGGCATTGTGACGGACGCTGCGCGCAGGGTCGGAGATATGTACGACCTGGACGCCGAGGCGCTCGACGACATGGCCGGCGATCACGGCTGGGAGTTCCATGACCCGGGCTACGACGAGAAGATCCTCGATCTGGCGGTGCACGCCATGATGGGAGAATTGAGCATCGCGAAGGCAGCGCCGCCGCCCGGGAAGGCTTGCGCGCCGGTGCCGTGTCCATCGTTCGAGGACGTGACGCTCGAAGTGACCGGGGTCTGCGTCTGCCATGACCTGGCGCCCGGGCAGCTGTACGTGTCGGGCTGCGTCGTACACGATCTGGCGGCGATCGAGGCATGAAGCGGCGCTGGCGGATCGCGCGTTGCAGCTGCGCTTGTGGCGGTAGCTGGGCTTGGCTGCTTGACGATCGCATGCAGGGCTGCGTGTGCCATCACTGGTGGACGCTGGCTCTCCGGTCGTGAGTGCCGGGGTTCTGACGCAGGCCGCGGACATCATCGACCCGGACGCGGCCATCGACCGGCCCGAGCTCGCCACCCCGACCACCCTGGCCGCTCACCTCGACTCGACCTATCAGGTCCGGGCGCACCTGACGCTGATCGGCGAGGAGCTGGCCAAGCTGGAGGCCGGCGTCGAGTTCGACCGGCTTATGATCAACACGCCGCCCCGTGTCGGGAAGACCAGGCTGGCCGTCGAGTGGTTCTGCTTCTGGTGGCTGATCAGGCATCCCACTCACCGCATCATCGTCGCCTCCTACGACGACTCCCTGGCCCAGCGGGCTGGCAAGCACATCCGGGCACTGATCGAGCGCTACGGGGCCCGGTACGGGCTGGTGTTGGAACACGGGTCGACCGCGGCGAAGGACTGGTCGCTGTCCACCGGCGGCGGGGTGCGCTCGGTCGGCATCGGGTCGGGCATCACCGGCCACGACGGCGACGTACTGATCTTCGACGACCCGACCAAGTCCCGTGCCGAGGCCGAGTCGGTCAAGCGCCGTGACGCCATCTACGACTGGTGGTCGGCCGAGTTCTCCACCCGCGTCGTGCCTGGCACGCGGATCCTGGGCATCCAGACGCCCTGGCACCCCGATGACCTGCGCGTGCGCATCATCAACCAGGAAGGGCGGGTCGAGACCGGCGGCCGCTGGCGCGAGGTCATCATGGCCGCACTCACCGAGGATCCGGCCGACCCGCTCGGGCGCGCGCCGGGCGAGCCGCTGCCCCACCCGAAGATCGCCGAAGGGGACACGCACCGGCTGCAGAAGTGGTGGGAGCGGATCCGCTCGGCCATCGCGGTGCGGGACTGGCGGGCGTTGTACCAGTGCGACCCGAAGGCGCCCGAGGGCCAGCTGGTGTCGTGGGATCTGCTCCGGGAGCGCCGATGTTTCGAGACGGCGACGTGCGCCGAGCGCGGCCGGGCGGGAGTGTCGATCGACCCGAGCGGCGGTGGCCGCGACACCGCGGGGATCGTCGCCGGCCACCTCGACGCCGACGGCCGGTGTGTGTTCACCCACGACCGCAGCGGGGTGATGTCGTCGGCCGATTGGGGGCGGGCCGCGTGTGACCTGGCCGTGGAGGTGGGCGCGGACTTCATCTGCTACGAGACCAACTACGGCGGCGACCAGGCCGAGTTCGTGATCAAGACGGCCTGGAACGAGCTGCGCCGCGAGCAGCCGGACCGGTTCTCCGTCTTCGTGCCGCGCATCATCGGCGTGCACTCGCGCAAGGGCAAGCTGCTGCGGGCCGAGCCGATCGCCCAGCAGTGGAAGGAGGACCGGTGCCGTACCGGCAACTACTTACCTGATCTTGAATCTGAATGGGCGACGTGGGTGGTGGGCGGAGACTCGCCGGGCCGCATCGACGCCAGCGTGCATCTGGCCTACGAGCTGCTCCCGGTGCCGTCGACCGGCGACGCGTCGCTGGCCGGAGTGTCGGCGCTGATGGACACCGACCTACTCGGTTCGCGCGGGCTGTGGGGCCGCTGACAGGTGATGAAGGAGCCTATCCGCTTGCCACCGTCGCGCCACGCTTCGGGCGTCGGCAGCGTAGGCGGCGTAGGTGGCGTCGTCGGCGGCGTAGGTGGCGGCGTAGGCGGCGTAGGTGGCGGCGGCGGTGGCGGCGTAGG